GGCGGGTGAGCGGGAGGGCGGGAGCGGGAGGGCACCCGTGGGGGAGGGGGGCTGGCTGGCAGCGACGACCCTCCGCCACGTTACGCTCGAATCCACACAAACAATACCCATCAAATCCACACAAACATCCACCCCACCACCTTTCATTCCTGTCCCCAAAACACCCACCCCATCTATATAGAGACACCCCCCGTCATGTTGAGAAATGGAAAACACGGGATATATATTGACCAAGAGACAGAGGTTTGTCTTGGAGTTTATAGAGGCATACAAGAAGAAATGGGGCGTTGTTCCGACGTACAGGGTGATGGCGATAGGCTGCAAGGTCAGATCATGTGGCGGCACGTACAGGTTGGTGCATGATCTGAGCAAAAAAGGTTATATATCTAAGAACAGAGGCAGGTATGACATTACTATCAAAGCAGGAGTTGACCAGCTATCTACAGATAGTGGACAAGGTGTCGGAGGCAGACAGGAAGAAGATCAAGGCATTGTTGGAGATGGACAGGGTACAGAGGTGCCGGGAGAGCTTCCTGTTCTTTGTCAAGCAGATGTGGCCGGTGTTTATATCGGGCAAGCATCATCAGATCATGGCAGATGCCTTTGAGAGGGTTGCCAATGGGGAGTTGAAGAGGTTGATCATCAATATGCCTCCGAGACACACCAAGTCTGAGTTTGCTTCGTATCTTTTGCCGGCATGGTTTCTGGGGAAGTTCCCTGAGAAGAAGATTATTCAGACGGCCCACACAGCAGAGTTGGCTGTGGGCTTTGGCCGGAAGGTTCGGAATCTTGTCTCTTCGGAGGATTACAAGAAGGTCTTTGGTACTCAGCTTTCCAGTGATTCGAAGGCTGCTGGGCGGTGGAACACAGACAAGGGTGGGGACTACTTTGCTATTGGTGTGGGTGGAGCGGTGACGGGTAAGGGTGCCGATCTGCTGATCATTGATGACCCTCATAGCGAGCAGGAAGCAAAGCAGGGGAACCCTGCTGTGTATGACGCTGTGTATGAGTGGTACACCTCTGGTCCGAGACAGCGTTTACAGCCTGGGGGAGCGATCATTGTTGTGATGACCCGGTGGTCCAAGAAAGACTTGACCGGGCAGATCCTGAAGAACTCTTCCAAAGATGGCACTGATGATTGGGAGGTCATCGAGTTCCCGGCCATTCTTCCTTCTGGCACTCCTCTGTGGCCGGGGTTCTGGAAGAAGGAGGAGTTGGAGTCGATCAAGGCTGAGATCCCTGTTGCCAAGTGGGAGGCTCAGTACCAGCAGAACCCGACCTCGGAAGAGGGAGCGATAGTCAAACGGGAGTACTGGAAGATCTGGGAGGGGGAGAACCCTCCTCCGTGCGAGTACATCATCCAGTCTTGGGATACGGCCTTTGAGACATCCAACAGGGCTGACTACTCGGCATGTACCACCTGGGGGGTGTTTGACCGGGAGGATAGACATGGGAACATGGTCCCCAACATCATCCTTCTGGATGCGTTGAAGCAGCGGATGGAGTTCCCGGACCTGAAGAAGAAGGCTGTGGAGCTATACAGGGAATGGAACCCTGACACGACGATCATCGAGAAGAGGGCCGCTGGCGCTCCTTTGGTCTATGAGCTTCGTAAGGCTGGTGTTCCGGTCTCTGAATACACCCCCTACAAAGGACAGGACAAGATCTCCCGGGTGAATGCTGTGGTGGATCTGTTTGCCTCTGGGATGGTCTGGAGACCTGATCGGAGGTGGGCGGAGGAGGTCGCAGAAGAGATGGCCGAGTTCCCTCATGGGGAGCATGATGACCTGACGGACTCTGCCTCTCAAGCTTTGATGAGGTTCCGCAAGGGTGGCTTTATCTCGATTGCCTCTGACGAGCAGGATGAGGTGATCCACAGAAGGCCCGTCAGTTATTATTGAATCGTTTAAAAGGACCAGACATGGCAACCAATATCGACCGGGCACTTGTTCCCTCTATGCTTCCTGTGGAGGATGGGCCTGCCCTGGAGATCGAGATCGAGAATCCGGACAGCGTCACGGTCGGTGTTGGGGGCCTGGAGATCACCCTGGAGCCTGAGACAGAAGGCGGGGATGAGTTTGACTGCAACCTTGCCGAGGTTTTGGATGAAGGTGCTCTTGACACCATCGCCTCGGAACTGACGGCACTTGTTGATGCAGACATCAACTCCCGGAAAGACTGGACCGAGATGTACATCAAGGGTCTGGAAGTCCTGGGGATGAAGTATGAAGAGAGGACGGAGCCCTGGTCTGGGGCCTGTGGTGTGTTCTCTCCCCTTTTGACCGAAGCTGCCGTCAGGTTCCAGTCAGAGATGATCGTGGAGACCTTCCCCGCTCAAGGTCCGGTCAAGACTCAGATCATCGGAGAGGTCTCCAGGACCAAGGAAGAGGTTGCAGAGCGGGTCCGGGATGACATGAACATCTTCCTGACCGAGAAGATGATCGACTATCGCTCGGAGCATGAGCGGCTTCTGTATTCCCTCGGTCTGTCCGGGGCGGCCTTCAAGAAGATCTACCCGGATGACAACACCCGGCTACCGGCGGCACCATTTGTCCCGGCAGAGGATCTGATCATCCCCTACGGAGCTTCCAACGTTTACACGGCAGAGCGGGTCACACATGTGATGCGCAAAACCAAGAACGAGATCAGGAAGCTCCAGGCGTCTGGCTTCTACCGAGACATCGAACTCGGAGAGCCCGTCCAGTTTTTTTCGGATATCGAGAAGAAGAAGGCGGAGGAGCAAGGGTTCAGCCTCCAGGACGACGAGCGCTATCGGATCATGGAGATCCACGTCGATTATGACCTTCCGGGTTTTGAAGATGATGTAGCCCTTCCCTACGTGATCTCCATCGAGCGTGGCACGAACAAGGTTCTGTCCATCCGCCGGAACTGGGATGAGAAAGACGAGAAGCGGCAAAAGCTTCAGCACTTCGTCCAGTACACCTACATCCCAGGTTTTGGTGCCTATGGTCTTGGGTACATCCATCTGATCGGCGGTTACGCAAGGGCAGGCACCAGCATCATCCGCCAGTTGGTCGATGCCGGGACGCTGTCCAATCTTCCTGGTGGCTTGAAGTCTCGGGGGATGCGGATCAAGGGAGACGACACCCCGATTGCTCCCGGGGAATGGCGAGACATCGACATCCCTGCCGGCACGATGCGTGAAAACATCATGCCCCTTCCCTACAAAGAACCGTCCCAGGTTCTGGCTGCTCTTTTGGAGAAGATCACCGAGGAAGGGCGCAGGCTCGCAGCTATTGCTGACCTGAAGCTGAGCGACATGTCTGCCCAGGCTCCTGTAGGGACCACCCTGGCGATTCTTGAGCGTCAACTCAAGACCATGTCTGCCGTCCAGGCTCGGGTCCATGCAAGTCTTCGGATGGAGTTCAAGCTCCTGAAGAAGATCATCCGGGACTTCATGCCAACGTCCTATTCCTATACCCCAGAGGGCGGGGATAGGAACCTGAAGCAGTCCGACTACGACATGGTGGAGGTGATCCCGGTCAGTGATCCGAACGCCGCCACCATGGCCCAGCGGATCATGCAGTACCAAGCGGCACTGCAGTTGGCCCAAGGCGCTCCCCAGATCTACGACCTTCCGAAGCTCCACCGGCAAATGCTGGAAGTTTTGGGCATCAAGGACGCAGAAAAGCTGGTTCCGACAGCAGATGACCAAAAGCCAAGGGATCCTGTGTCCGAAAACATGGCGGTTCTGAGGATGCAGCCCATCAAGGCATTCGCATATCAGGACCACCAAGCCCATATGGCAACCCATCAGGCTTTCATGCAAGACCCGAACATCTCTGCAATCTTGGGTCAGAACCCCATGTCTCAGCAGATGATGGCTTCGCTGATGGCCCACATGGCAGAACATGCGGCATTTGCCTACCGGGCCCAGGTTGAGATGCAGTTGGGTGTGCCTCTGCCGGAGTTGGATGAGGAGAACAACGCCCCCATCGCGCCGGAAGATGAAAAGGCCCTTGCTCCGCTCATCGCCGCAGCCGCTCAGCGCACGATGGTGCAAAACCAAGCCATGTTTGCCCAGCAACAAGCTCAACAACAGGCACAAAACCCTGAACTGCAGCTTCAGCAGGCAGAACTTCAGCTTCGGGCACAGGAGCTTCAGCGCAAAGAGGCCGACAGCCAGCGCGATTTCCAGATCGCCCAGCAGAAGATCGCCCTGGAACAGCAGCGCCTGCAGTCGGAAATGCTCAAAGAGCAGGCCCGTCTGCAGTCCCAGGCCGCTCAGACGGACAAAAAGCTCCGAACGGACCTTGTCAAGACCATGGTTCGTCCGCAGCAGTCCAAACAGCCGCCCAAAATGGCCCAATAACACCCCAAATTTGGAGTTCTAGCCAAAAAATCCCAAAACAGACCGTCCGAAAAGTCCGAAACCACCGAATCGGACTCTTCGGATTGGTTTAAACTAGTCCGAAATGTCCGAAAACGGCTTTTTGGACATTCATAACCTCCGAAAGGAGTTCTCATGGCAACCACTGCGTTCTCCGTGGTGCTGAAAGAGATCGAAGACAGGCGCGACCAGATCGCCCAAGCCCTCATCTCCGGCGCTGCGAAGGACTTTGCTGAGTACAAGTCCATGGCCGGCGAGATCAGAGGTCTATCGCAGGCTCATGTTTACATCACTGACCTCGTAGACCGTCTGGAGAAAGCTGAAGATGAGTGAACTTATCCTGTCTGATGGTGCATCAGAGACCGTTTTGCCCGAAACGGCAGAGGAAAAGGCCCGACAGGTGCCTGATCCCGTCACCTACCATCTTCTATGTGTGCTTCCAAAGGCCGAAGAAGCTTTTGAAAGCGGCCTGCTGAAAGCGGGACAGACGATGCATTTTGAGGAGGTTCTCTCCCCGGTGCTGTTTGTCATGAAGATGGGCCCGGATTGCTACAAAGACCCCATCAGGTTCCCCTCCGGCCCGTCCTGCAAGGTGGGCGACTTCATCCTTGTCCGCCCCAATAGTGGCACTCGACTGAAGATCCACGGGGAAGAGTTCCGGATCATCAATGACGACAGCGTCGAAGCGGTGATCCAGGATCCGCGCGGCATCAAGAGGGGGTAAGCATGGACAGAGAAGAGTTCAAGTTCCCGGACGAAGTGCCGGTGAACACCAAGGAAGAGAAGGTCGATTTCGAGATCGAGAACAACGAGACCGAAGTCGAGGTGGTGGATGACACCCCTGATGCAGACCGTGGTCGCGCTCCGATGAAGGAGGCCCCGGCTGATGTCACCGACGATGAACTGGCGAAGTACAGCGAAAGCGTCAAGCAACGCATCCAGCACTTCTCGAAGGGCTACCACGAGGAGCGCCGGGCCAAGGAGGCCGCTCTTCGAGAGAGAGAAGAGGCACTTCGTCTCACCCAAAAGCTCCTGGAAGAGAACCAGAAACTTCAGAAGTCTGCCGGCCAGAGCCAGCAAGTGGCTGTGGAGCAAGCCAAGAAGGCAGTTGAAGTTGAACTGGATGCGGCCCGGAAGAAGTATGAGAAGGCATATGAGGAAGGTGATGCAAAAGCCGTTCTCGCCGCACAGGAAGAGCTTTTCTCGGTAAAGCTGAAGGCCGAGAAACTCGCCGCGTTCAAGCCGGTCCCTTTACAACAGGAACAAAATGTTGTACAACCCGCGCCACAGCCACAAGTGGCTCCGCTTGATGCCAAAACCCGTGCGTGGCAAGACGCCAATCCGTGGTTTGGATCCAACCGGCGGATGACTGCTTTGGCAATGGAAGTTCATAACGAGCTTGAAAGGGAAGGAGTACCTGTCGGAGGCGACGAGTACTTCAGCCGTATCGACTCGGAGATGAGGTCTGTTTTCCCTGGAGCGTTCCCCCAGGAGAAGAAGAAGTCATCTGTAGTTGCCCCGGCAACGCGAAGCACAGCGCCCAAGAAGATCGTGCTGACGCAAACCCAGGTCAACATCGCCAAGCGTCTAGGGCTCACCCCTGAGCAATATGCGCGGGCAGTAGCGGAACAGATGAGGAAAGAAAATGGCTGATCAACGAACCCCCCGAGAACTCGAATCTCGTGCCAAGGCAGAGCGCCCCAAGGCGTGGATGCCTGCTGAACTGCTGCCTGATCCCCCCAAGGATCCGGCGTATGCATACCGCTGGATTCGTGTCAGCACCTTGGGAGCCGCCGACCCAAGGAACATTTCCTCCAAGATCCGCGAAGGCTGGGAACCTGTCAAGATGGCAGATCACCCCGAGTATGCTCACCAGTGCGACGAGAAGCCTCGTATGCCGGGGAGTATCGAGGTTGGTGGTTTGATCCTCTGTCGAACCCCCAAAGAGTTGGTTGAACAACGGAACGCCTTCTACAACGGTCAGGCAGCCGGGATGATGGATTCTGTTGACAACACCTTCATGCGCGAGAACGATCCCCGTATGCCGCTGTTCAAACAGCGTCGATCCGAGGTGTCGTTTGGGCGCGGACAGTAATCAAGGAGTCTTAAATGGCTTACCCTGTAATTGACGGACCTTACGGTCTACAGCCGGCGAATTTGATCGGCGGTCAGGTGTTTGCTGGTTCTACTCGCATGGTTCCGATTGCGAGCGGCTACAACACCAACATCTTCACGGGCGATCTTGTCCAGTTGACCGCAACTGGTACGGCGATCATCACCTCCACCACGGTTCCGTCTACCTCCCAGGCTGCTCAAGCGGCTGTCCCGGGCACGGTGGGTGTGTTCCTTGGCTGCGAGTACACCCCGCCTGCTGGCCCTGTTTTCGGCAAGATCCGCGCCGAATACTGGCCTGCCGGTACGGTGGCCCAAGACGCTGTGGGCTACGTGCTGGACGATCCGGATGCGATCTTCAAGGTTGCGGTTCTGACCCAAACTGGCGCCACCAACGCCAACACGGGCACGACCATCGGCTACATGTCGCAAGCCTTCATCGGCACCAACGCCTACTTCGTCACGGGCAACGGCGGCTCGACGTTCACCGGCAACTCGCTGGCTGGCGTCACCGGCAACACCCCTGGCGCGAGCAACGGCACCGGCAACATCCGCAAGGACAACAGCACCACGGCTCCGTTCCGGGTTGTGCAGCTTGTTCCCGACACGGCTGTGACGACGACCACCTCCCTCACGGCTGGTGCTTCGTCTACGTCGCTGACGGTGGCTTCGACCACGGGCGTCTTCCCGGGTATGCAGGTCATCGTGCCTGCAGCCACGGCTGGCGGCGCTCAGGGTCTGTACACCTACGTGACGCAGGTGACCAGCTCGACGGCTGTGACGGTTTCGGCCAGCATCACCGCCGCCAGTGGTTCGACGGTGGCATTCGTCGGGTATCCTGAGGTTCTCGTCAAGATGAACTTCGGCTACCACTCGTACTACAACGCCACCCAGATCGCCTGATAAGGAGCATCCATCATGGCAATTTCTCGTGCCCAACTACTGAAGGAACTGCTCCCTGGCCTGAACGCCCTGTTCGGTCTGGAGTACAAGCGCTACGGCGAAGAGCACAAGGAGATCTACGAGACGGAGACCTCCGAGCGTTCGTTCGAAGAGGAGACCAAGCTCTCCGGCTTCAGCGCCGCCCCGGTGAAGAACGAAGGTCAGGCGATTCGCTACGACAACGCGCAAGAAGCCTGGACCGCTCGTTACAACCACGAGACCATCGCTATGGGTTTCTCCATCACCGAAGAGGCGATGGAAGACAACCTGTACGACAGTCTGTCGGCGCGGTACACCAAGGCTCTCGCTCGGGCCATGGCGTACACGAAGCAGGTCAAGGCCGCTGCCATCCTGAACAACGGTTTCTCCAGCGCTGTGACCTACGGCGACGGTCAACCTCTGTTCTCGACGGCTCACCCGCTGACCAGCGGCGGCACCAACAGCAACCGTCCTTCGACGAATGCTGACCTGAACGAAACCTCGCTCGAAGCTGCGGTCATCCAGATCGCTGGCTGGACCGATGAGCGTGGTCTTCTGATCGCCGCCAAGCCGCGCAAGCTGATCGTGCCCCCGGCGCTTCAGTTCGTTGCTACCCGTCTGCTGGAGACCAACCTCCGTGTTGGCACCTCTGACAACGACATCAACGCCCTGAAGAACAACGGGTCGGTGCCGGAAGGCTACACGATCAACCACTGGTTGACGGACACGAACGGCTGGTTCCTGACCACCGACGTTCCGAACGGTCTGAAGCACTTCGTGCGGGTTCCGCTGGCCACCTCGATGGACACGGACTTCGACACGGGCAACAGCCGGTACAAGGCCCGCGAGCGTTACAGCTTCGGCGTCTCGGACCCGCTGGGTGCTTTCGGTTCGCCGGGTGCTTGATACTCAGGTGCTTCGCATCCAAGGCCCGCTTCGGCGGGCCTTTTCTTTTGTCGGTGAATATGCTAGGCTTCGCCTAGACCGAGAATCAACCTAGCCCGCCGACTGACTCGGCAGACCCCTCCTCAGGGACGACGGGCGCAGATTGAGGAATCATCATGTCTTTCGCTACCTTCTCTGGCCCGCTCCGTGCCGGTACGCAACGCTACAACCCCGGACGCAATACCGGCCTTGTGGTTCTCGGCCAATCGGCTGCTGTGACTTCTGCTGATGCTGCGGCTTCTGTTGCGGCCATTCTTCCGGCTGGTTCGCAGATCGTCAGCATCACGCTGCAGCAGTCCACGACGTTTACGTCGGGCACGTCGGGCACGTTCACTGTGCTGCTTGGCGGCACGCAGATTGGTCAGTTGACCATCACGACAGGCACGGCTGGCAATCTGTCGATCACGCCTGCTTCTGGTGCTCAGGCGGCGCTGTTCAGCAATGTGGGCTCTACGGATGCGACCATCACGTACACGCCCGCAACTCTGAACGCTGGTGCTGGCACGCTGCTGATCACGTATATCCAGCGTAATTCTGACGGCGCTCAGAACCCGACCGCCTTCCAGAACTGATACTAGCCCCGCTTCGGCGGGGTTTAGCCTTTAGGGGTCGCCATGCGTCCTGTACGTGTATCTCTATCGTCCCTGGCAGATTCTCCGCTCATCCCTATGGATGTAAACCAATCTCCATTCAGCGTGGGGGTTGCGGTAGCGGTATCTGCAGGGGCGTCTCTCACCTATACGGTGCAACATACGTTCGACGACATCTGGGCGCCGGGGTTTAACCCGGCAACCGCTGTGTGGTACTCCAATGCCAGCTTGGCAACAAAGACCACCTCGTTGGACGGCAACTACGCATACCCGGTGACGGCCATTCGTCTGTCTGTGAGCATTTACGCAAGCGGCACGGCGACCTTGACCGTTATCCAAGCCGGTATGCCTGGGAGGTAATCATGAATGTTGACATCGGGGCTCTGCGCAAGTTTCAGGACTTGTGGGGGCCGGTTCTTGAGTCCATCCCAGCGGTCATTGATGCTGTAGCCAAGAAGAACGACTTTGATCGTGGCTTGGCAGAACAGAAGCTCGCCTTCGAGAAGGCCAAGGCAGACGTTGCCAACGTGTATGCCCAGGCCGACAAGTACGTTGCTGACGCAAACGCAGAGTTCGAGCGCATCAAGAACGACCACACGAAGTTCATGGAAGCGGCTGCGGCGCAGCGTGCGTCTGAGAACGATGTTTTGGCGGCGCAGCAGGCTGACATCAAGGCCAAGGTGGACGCGCTGAACCAGAAGGTTGCGGACGCCCAAGAGAAGCTGAACGGCATCGAGGCTGAGCACGCGGCCAAGCTGGCGCAGGCGCAGGCAGATCATGCTGCAGCCCTTGCCGCCATGGAGGCTGAGATCAAGGCCACCGAGGACCGCAGGGCGAAGGCCGAGAAGGCGCTTGACACGCTGAGAGCCAAGCTGGGGTGATCCGATGCCAATCGGGAGCCTGAGCGGGGTCAGTCATGTTCAGGACAGCGGGGAACAGGAGTACACCCATGTGGTGGCCACCGTCACCGCGTCCGGTTCGACTACCCTGTACACCCCGGCATCAGGGAATCGCGTGCGTTTACACTGGTCCTACGCGATCAGTGATCCCAGCGCATCTTCTAACCCGCTCATCAAGATCTTCCTTGGTGCCGAAGAGAAGTTCCGCGTCTATGCGTTGAGCAAACGCCAAACAGTGACCGGGCCAAAGGACGGTGCGCTGATCGTTAATCTGAGCACGGCGGGCAGTGTCGCTGTGACCGTTTTGCTAGAGGAAGTCTAATCATGGCTGTCTATAACAAGTTCAACGACTTCTCTGAGCAACTTGCAAGGGGTGCTCAGAACTTCGGTACGGACACCTACAAGGTCGCCCTGAGCAACACCGCTCCGGTGGCGACCAATACGATCCTGTCGGACATCACGCAGATCTCTGCTGTAAACGGGTATACGTCTGGCGGCACGGCCACGACGATCTCTGTTTCGGAAACGACGGGCACTACCACGGTCAGCGGCACCCAGGTTGTTTTTACAGCCTCTGGCGGCAGCATAGGGCCATTCCGGTACGTTGTGCTGTACAACGACACCACGACTTCTCCCAGCAAGCCTTTGGTGGCATGGTGGGACTACGGCAGCAGCATCACGTTGGCTGACGGCGAGACCTTCACCGTCAAGTTCTCGAACACCACGCCTGGGGCAATCTTCACGCTGGCTTGATCATGGTCAAGATTGACTTCGAGTTTGACACCCCTCACGGGGTGTTCCGGGATGCTCTGCATCTGCCGGATGATCACGCCTTCACGGAGGATGAGATCCAAGCCATGAAGGAACAGCGGCGGGACAACTGGATTGCTGTTGTCAATGCCCCGCCCGTAGAGGAGACCGCGCCGGAATACATCGAAATTGACGGCGTGCGTTATGTGAGGGCGTGACATGGCCGACAGGTACTGGGTCGGCGGGGCGGGTAGCTGGAACAGCACCACCAAGTGGTCTACGACATCTGGAGGCGCTTCGGGCGCCTCTGTTCCTACGTCCGCAGATAACGCCATCTTTGATGCCGCATCAGGCGCTGCGCCGTTTACAGCCACCGTGACCGATGGCGCCACTTGCGCCAATCTGACGCTGACGCCCAACGCCACTGTGGGCGTGACGATCCTCGATGTTGCAGGATCGTTTGTTATTGCCGGGACGCTCTCTACAAGCGGCACAGCAGGCAATAGACGCCATTGGATTCGTTCTGCGACCTACGGGATCATGCGGGACGTTCAGATTGCGACCATTGGCACGGTCACCGATGTGGACTTCAGAGATGTTCGCATCACAGGCGCAGGCGGCACACTCAGCGGCACCCGCATAGGAAACCTCAGGGGCTGCACAAACATCACGTTCAACACACCAAAGACGGTGTATTGGAACCTTGCAGGCGCACAGAACTGGAGTGCCAACGGCTGGGCACCAACCTCTGGTGGGACGCCAAACACAGACAACTTCCCTTTGGCTCAAGACACGGCGGTGTTCGACAACACCGGCAGCGTCACAGGCACCATTACCATGAATACCGCCATCCCTTATACAGGGACGGTGGACATGTCTGGCCGCACAAGCGCCATGACGCTGAGTGTTGGGGCGTTTACGATCTACGGGGATTGGAAGAACGGCTCCGGCACGACGCTGGCCGGGACTGGCACGTTGACATTTTCTGGATGGAACACGCAGACCATCACCAGCGCGGGGAAAACGTTTGGTGGTGCGCTCACGGTCGATACCTATGGCGGCTCCGTCGAGCTTGCTGATGCTCTCAACATTGGAAGCAACACCCTCACCGTCACCAACGGCACCTTCGACACCAAGAACTTCAACGTCACGGCTGGATCTCTGTCTTCAAGCAACAACAACGTCAGGACTGTAACGCTTGGCAACAGTACGGTGGATTTAAGTGTATCAGGCACAGCGATACAATTTGGTGCAACAAATTTAACATTTAATGCCGGAGCTTCGCAAATAAATTTAAGTGGAGCGGCGGCACAACTTAATGGCAATGGGCGCGCGTTTTACAATGTGTCTTTTACAAGCACAACCGCAGGTACACGAAGCATAAATAATGCAAACACATTTAATAATATAAATGTTACTGCATCTTTGTCTGCTGGATTAGTAATTCTTCAGTTTGACTCCAACCAAACCATTAACGGCACCCTCACCGTCGCCGGAGCCACCGCAGTCCGTCGCATCTTCGTCCGTTCTGACACCCTTGGCACCCAACGCACGCTCAGCGTAGGCACGCTCAGTGCCACCGACTGCGACTTCAGAGACATCGCCATCACAGGGGCTGCTGCAGGCTCTTCTCCGACCCGTGCAGGAGACTGTGGGGGCAACAGCGGCATCACCTTCCCTGCTGCAAAGACGGTGTACTGGAACCTCGCAGGGGCTCAGAACTGGTCTGCAACGGGCTGGGCAACATCGTCTGGCGGGGCTCCTGCCATCAACAACTTTCCGCTTGCTCAAGACACGGCGGTGTTTGACAACACCGGAAGCATTACCGGCGCGATCACGATTGACGCGGCTTGGAACATCGGCACGTTTGATGCATCCGCACGCACTACTGCTTGGACGTTTTCTGCAGGGACAGGAACAACACCAATCTATGGTGATTGGAAGTTTGGGACGGGTATATCCCAAACACTTACAACAGGAACGCTCACGTTTTCAAAGCGCGGCACACAAACAATTACCAGCGCCGGAACAAACTTTAACTGCAACGTAGCAATTGATTCTGTTACAGGGACAGTGCAGCTTGCAGATGCTATGGGGACAAACTCTACACGGAGTTTTACGCTTACATCGGGAACGCTTGACGCAGTTTCGTATAACGTCAGCGTAGGAACATTTGTTGTTTCCGGGTCTACTGCCAGAACATTGAAGATGGGCTCTGGTACTTGGACTTTGAGCAGCGCTACAGCAAGTGTTGTCCAATGGGATGCTACAACTACAACCAATTTGACGTTCTACAAAGGAACGGCCAACATCGTAGTTGGGAACAATTCAACCAATGCTCGAACATTTGCTGGCGGGGGCTTGTCGTACAACAAACTGACGTTTGCGGGTTCAGCGACATACACGGTAACAATAACTGGTAATAACCAATTTACAGAGTTTGCCACTACCAAAACTGTTTCTTTTACAATTGCCCTTGGCACTACAGCGCAGGTTTTTGGCAAATGGACGGTATTTAGTGCGGTCAGCAATACCGTTACCTTAACAGGTACTGGGACCTCCCACATCCTCGCAGGAGCTTGTACCAGCGGTGTTGACTACCTTGCTATGGGTAGTATCGGCTTCGCCGCCACAAGCCCTGGAGAGTTCTACGCAGGAGCCAATTCGACCGGCACCGCAGGCCCTCCTGTCTATTTCACCGCAAAACCTGCCGACAGCACGCGCTATTGGGTAGGTGGCACGGGGAACTGGAGCGACACAGCACGCTGGTCTACAACGTCTGGAGGGGCTTCTGGGGCGGCAGTTCCACGCAGCCATGACGATGTGATCTTCGACTCTGCATCCAACGCTATCGCCTATACGGCTACGGTGGACGCTGTCACAGGCGGCATCAGGATGAAGTCGCTGACCATTGCGGGCCCGCTTGTGGGGAATGTGACGCTGGC